CGACGAGAGGAGATCAGCCTCGTTTGCCCCGAATATTAAGACCCTTTTACCTTTCAGGTAAAGAGGAAATCGACTACCCTATCTCTAGGCTAGTTCTTTCCACCCTTTACCTTAATAGGTTTATTAGGTTAAAACCGAATCCATCTTGGACTTCGATTACCAAAAGCCCTGGCTATGTGAATAGTCAAGACTTCGATGATCTTAGACCAGATGTCATTCAGTTCCTTAAATTCGTAGGTGTCAATAGATCACAGCTCGGAAAGCCAGTGAAGTCGCTAAACTTCACTTCTTTCCACATGACTTCTAAGTCCGGACCCAATGGGCATGCCCTTTGGACTTCGTACCGAGATCTCATGGGTATTGGCTTATCACTCTTTCAATCAATTAAGATTGTCGGAGGTGATAAGTTATATGACCTGTGTTTCAGGTTCCTTAATCTTTATAAGAAAATACCAAAATTCTTCGATGCCCTGAACCCTCGCAAGAGGAGTGCAGACATACGTAGACTTGCGGTAATTTCATAAAGAAGGTAAAACCCGAGAAGTAGCAATCTTAGATTATTGGTCACAAGCGGCCTTACGGCCTCTACATGACAAAATCTATAGATTACTACGTTCTATTGACCAAGACTGTACACACGATCAAACTAAACATCTAAAGAAGTTAGTTCCAGATCCTGGTTCTAGCTTCCACAGTATTGATCTTACTACGGCAACGGATAGATTTCCGATAGCTATAGAAAGGCTAATACTGGATGTTTGGTTTGGAAAGGAATATGCAGACGCTTGGAAGCACATAATGGTAGGTTTTCCATTTGAATATCAGGACCTTAGCTTTCGCTATGGGACTGGTAATCCTATGGGGGCCTATTCATCATGGGCAACCTTTGCGCTTGCACACCACTTTATGGTCTACCTTTCGTGTAAACGAGCAGGTAGGTCATGGAAGAGGTGTCCTTATATGTTACTTGGTGACGACATCGTTATCGCTAACGATGACGTGGCTAAGGCATATAAGGATATCCTTATCGAATGGGATATTCCTTACTCTCATGAGAAAACTCATGTTAGTAAACTTGGATATGAATTTGCTAAGCAAATCATTCTCAAGGACCAGAATATCTCTCCTTTCCCTTTGGCTGCACTCTATGAAAGACGAAACTCACCGATTGAATCGGTGGGGATCATATTTCGAGAGTTAACCATCAAGGATTGGACTTCGAATGTGTTTCCATGTCTTAAAGAGTATTTCCGGCTTATCCTTGGTTGGAATCACCCAAAAATTAGGGTCTTCTTTCCAAAGGTTAAACTGGTCTTAGCGTTACTCTCTTACCTTCAAAGTAACTCAGATCTAGGTACTCCAATTAAGGAATACGTAGCTGATATTACGAAACAAGAGGTTAAATGGCCTAAATATGCCATAACGCCTTACG